GGTTGTCCCCAAGGACTTTCGCCCCAGGTGCCTCTACCCCATCCAGTAACATTCGCCACACGTTAAATCCTATGCAATTCTAATAATTGCGTTAGAAGCATCTGCTGCAGGAAATTGAATTGTAAAATCTCCCGAGCTAGAGGTCTTGTCTGCACCAAAATCAAGTGAACAAACCGAAGGATCTCCACTCGCAGAATCATTAAATATCAACGCACCCCTAGCGGTAATACTGCTTGAACTAAAAGTTAAATCAGAAAAATCAGTAAGCGCCGTGGTGCCTGAAGTACTAGGATCAACTCGGGTAAGAGAAGCGCCTTTCGCGGTATACCCTGTTCCTGACACCTCATTAGACGTTGTGTACGCTGTTGTGCTTGCGTCAAGAGAGGCAGAGCTCGTATATAAGGCGAGATTAAAAGTACTGCCACCAGTATTTTTAAAGTTATGAACAGCCTCCAGAATCTCCTGCTTAAAGCTTGTGCACATAGCGGTACTAATGGCCATTATAATCTCCTCAATATATCGGCCATTTCTTTCTGGCCTTGCTGTTCAAGTTCTGCAATAAGCGTTGTTCTGTCACTTTTTATGGCTTCCTTTATGTAAAAGGAAACAACATGATGTACTGAATTTTTAAAAGCCTCTGCTTGTTGAGCAATAATAGGGTGTGATGATTTACCTACGCTAACTATTTTATCTGTTGCTTTCTCTGCCCAAAAGTCAGAAGAATGCCCGCCATCCTTGGTTGCTGTAACTACAACACTTCCTATGCTTATCTCCGGTGCCGGTATATTCAAAGCCTAGCCTTTATCAATATCATATCTATATTCATCTCGAGCGCCATAACCTTCGCCAATCCTTTTCAACGCAGATACCGCATTTACAAATCTTTGTTCATAAGCAGGCACTTCTTCCGCGACTTTCAAGAAAGTTGCAGCTTCTATGAGTGTTCCGTACAGCAAAGCATCGGGGGCATTGGTAGAGAGCCAAGTTGTCCCGCTATCCGCTCCAGCGGTCAATGATTCTGGTCGATACTTGTAATGTAATTCAAAGGTGTAATTAGAATCTGGCGTAGGGCCCAGGATAAATGTGTTGTCATCAAACAACGCATAGTACTTAGGCGTTCCTGTCGTTGACGCATTTGGCGTGTAGTCCCTGATGAAAGAGACATGCTTAAACAGCAGATAGCTGTACACACTGCTTGATATAACCGCCAAGCTGTAGGAGGCCAAAAAGTCACTAGGCGTTGATAGGTAGGTATTACTAGATGCAGCAGTGCCTGTAACATTCTTTCGGAAAACAGGCAGCTCTACGTTTTTAAGAATCCTTTCTTCAGCCTCTTTTATAAAGGTGGTGAGTTGCGTATCAAAAGTTGTTTCAGACGTTTCACAGTAGTCTTTTACCGCTGTTTTTAATGTTGCTAACGTAAAACTCATGATATCACCACTGTAACAGTACCAACTTCTCCTGTTGCTCCGCTTGCCGTAAATGCAGAACCTATACTATCACCTGTTACGGTAATCATCGCATTGGGATTTATCGTCCTCACAACACCATCCCCAGCAATAACGGATGGGGACAGCTGTGGTCGTGGGTCTCGTATAGCCTCTGGATCTGCCGCATGAGGGACAGGATCTATCTGTGGGGCTTTGGGCTCATAGCATTCAGAACAGACAAAAAGATTATTCCATTCTTTTCTTAGTTCTTTGTATTTGTACCTAAAGCCGCATCTATCACAGATAGCTAGAGAATACTTACCAGAAGCATATGCCATTACGCACGCCTGTATGATCTCAAATTAGGAGCAACCATTAGTGATGCTCTACTTTCATCTTGATCTGCTGCTCGAGCGAACTCTTCTTCATAGATGCCTTTTAAGATCTGTACTCGATCAGGCGCTCTTTTCAACGCAATATAATACGCCAAGCCTGCGCTTAGGCATGGATAGAACCTAAAAGGCACATTAACTGTATTGACCCCAGCATCTGCATCTTCAATTCTGACAAGGCGATTAATAATAACTTTGTCTGTACTGTTTTCTGCAGCAGGCCAAATATAAAGCCGAGGCGTTATTTGCTTGTCCAAGAACCATTGGCTTGGCCTTGCCTCTGTATCCTTATTCGGGATGTTCCAATAAGCAGATCTACTGATCTGGTTCATTTGAATATCTGTGACTTCACTGTTTTCTGTTCTGCGAAGTACGACATCCAACACATCAATGGTGGTTGCCGTAAGATCAAGAAATTGGTCTGACTTACTAAGCGTTGTTACAGAATTAGTAACAGTCCATTGGTTCAGGCCCCTGTTTGCCCAATCGGCAAACAAAAGATTCAGAGATCTCCTGGCAGTTACTCCATCATACCCAGTACGGTATTCAAGACCGCAACGCTCAAATGCCTCTTCAATGTATTCAGCTACATCAGGCTCAAAGTCACTACTGCCAGAAGTTGCCATCAGAACGTCTTCAGTAGTTCTACGATGACGGTATAAGTATCTCCGCTGCTAGCACCTATGGTGGTGAACTTTATATCTCCAGTCTTTCCAGATCCTGAATCATTAGGTATCCCTGAAAATACAGAATAATCATGGAACCCATTTGAATCAGGAGAAAGGCCAATAATTAGCGTGTCTGTTGATGCATCATTTAAGAGCTCAACACCCATGCCAACGCACTGCCACCATATCTTAGATACTGCAACCTCTGTACAAGATGTGCCACTGCTATTCGATGCAAGCGCACTTACATCAACTTTAGTTACAGCAGACTCGCCTGTGCCATCACTGATGTTTGTAAACTTTAGAATAGCCTTCTTTTCGCCATCTTGGATGGTTTGAGAAGTTACTGTGTCAGCCATATTTTTCTCCTAAGCAAGAAGGGCGAAACCGCCCTTCTGTCAAAGCTAATCAATTTATTACTGATCAGCAAAAGCTGGAGCAGTGGTACTCGTAACATTTCCAAAGATCTGATAATTCGTTGTGTTCAGACCAACAATGGTGACATCAAACCCAGCAGGTACATTAAACTGGATACTGCTATTAGAGTCGCCATCAGAGAAAACGCTACTAACTTCGTTGCCGTCCGTGTCTAGGAACGTCACGCCGCCAATGTAAAAGTTACTATTACCAGGAGTAACGACAAGCGCATCTGTCGCATCAGCGGCACCGCCAGCGTAGACAAACCTGAAAATAGAACCAGCAATAGGTGATGGCAGTGTATAAGTGTTGTCTTGGCCCCCATCTGGGACAAGCAAGATCCTACCACTGTGCGTTGCGTTGGTTAGAGTTACGTTTCCGTCAGACAAGCTAACAGGGCCATCGCCCAGTGTTGTAACTTCAGTAATTGTGCCAGTCGTAGAACTTTTACTGATTGTCTTAAAAGTAGACTCTGAACGGATAGGACCCGTAAATGTAGAATTAGCCATAGCTGTCTCCTGTCTTGGCTAGGGTCTGTCGCGGTATGCGACAGTCAGGAATAAATTATTTATACCGCACAAAAAGAAAGGGGGCAACAAGGTGCCCCCAATCTTACGGTTTCACGTGGAACAATTAAGCTCCTTGCGAACCGAATACACAGCGTGGGTTGCTAAAGCCAAAGCTGTATCGCTCCCTGGCCTTGTAACGCACGTTACCTGTATCGAAATCTCCCTCCATGGAGGTTGAAATCGGGGTTCGTTCAAAATGCTTAAACCCATCTGGAACGTCAGTCAGAATGAAGAACGCATCGGTGTCAGTCAGGAAGTGGTTGACTGAATAACCTTGCGGCAACAGACCCATATTCCTTACTGCGTTGATGTCGTTATCAGACGTGCCGACCCGACCGGGAGACTCTAAGAGCCTATCAGCAATGAACTGAAGCTGAGGCGGAACAATAAGCTTGGTTCCTTGCAGAGCCAAGATCATGTTTCGATCATCAACAAAAGTGCTAATGCTGATTAATGCATTTTCCAAAGACGTTTCATTGAGGTCAGCCATCGTCGTTTGACGATTAGCCAACGTACCGCCACCCGCTAAAGGGTGAGAAGTATTAATCAAAGAAACACCATCACCGCCGGTAAAGCTTGAGCTAAATGCATTGTTCAATACATTTGCAGCTTTAACCTGCTTGGTGTGCGCCATACTGCGGGCCAGAGCCTTCGTATAACGAGCGCCAAGGCGGTCGTAGAGGTTATCTTCAACAGCTTCCTCAGTGAGCGCAAAGCCCAAGGCAATTGTTTCATGCGTATAACGCGCAGTGAAACCTTCACTTGCGTTATCGTAATTAACAGATTGACCTTCAGATTTGGTTTCAGCATTGCCGAATCCAACAATCAGGACTTCTTCTTCAAATGCTCGATCTGAAGCTTCTGTTTCAAAGATTTCAGCATGCTCGTTTTCGTAACGCGCATACTCCATGCCAAATAAAGCGTTGAGACCTGGCTCTAGCTCTTTGGCTAACTGTGCTCTTGAAATAGCCATTAGTTATGCTCCTAAGCTAATCCAGCGCCTTTAACGCCAAATATGTGGTTTTGGATTACAACTAATACGTTCGTATTCGCTGTAGCAACGTCTGAGTTCTCAGGGTCACCTGAGATATCAATCGCTTTCAGCGGCAAAGAAGTAGTAGTTGCGCCTGTTGCAACGTCAAGCTCTGCACCGGATATACCCGTGACAGTGCTTCCAGAAGACGTATACACAATATCGAAGTTTCCAAACAGGTCCGCTACCGGGAAGGTATCGTCTGCCTGAATCTCAAATACAACATTCGGATCATCAATTACAAAAGCAATAATGTCTGAAGCATTTGTACTTGCAGGATAGTAGTTGCTGAACTTTTGCTCACTTGTCGTGGGATCTGTGTACATACAACCATTAAATACGCCAACGATTGGAACAGTGCCACCATCGGCGTGTACTTCTACGCCACCGCCAGTAACCTGTGCAACCATATCTCCCTGAAAGATACTGGTCCCATAATTCGCGGCGATTCTGTATCGGCTTTGTCCACCAGTATAAGGGCTACCGCCTATCATTCTGGAAGGAACCATGCCAAACGCGGCATCTTTATTAGCCATCGTTGAACCTCCTTAAAACACAATCAAAAGATTAACCCCTGCCTTTACCAAACGAGACTTGAGTTTTCCTCTCCCTCGTCATCGGCATTGCAGGATTTTCCTCGCGCATCAAATCGTTATCAACTGCTCGCATTTGATTTTCGGTTTGACGCTCAAAATGAGCATTACGCTCATTAGCTGTCTCTACTGGAATCTTGCAAAGAATCAAACCACCAACACCTACAGTACCGGCATGCTTACCATCATCAATGGTAGGCAGATCGTATCCTGCAACTTCTGAAGGTTTAACAGGCTCAAAGCCCTCTCTAAACCTCATGTGGACGTTGGTCTTATCGTCCTCTCCGCGTATATGCGTTCTGATCCACCTGTATTTTACGCCAGGGGGAGCATCCGGCGTTTCCAGAATTTGAGGGGGAGTCCATGGTTTTCTTGCGGCCTGTGAGGACCGTGAAGAAGCATTTCTAGGTGTTCTGTTAGAACCCTTTCCTGTTTCTTCGTTCATGATCTCTGTAACCTCATTTTTTGTTTCGCGTATTCCTTGAATGGAACCCCAAGCCTTCTAGCAAGCTGCTGTTCAGTAGGGCTTAATTCAATCCTACGATTATTTTGATTGCGTCCGGTTCCTGTTGTGCGTGATCCAGAGACTACTTTTTGGACGGCGTTTTCGTCTCCCACGATGCCAAACTTATGAGGAAATTTTTGCCTCATCTGTCTGTCAAGCTCAGAATAGTATTCATCTGATTCTAAGTCAATCCTACGATCACGGGCTAAACTCTCATGGACCTTCATTACTTCATCAGTCATTTCAATATCTGAACCAAACCAATCGTTCTCTTCTGCCCACCTCTGGGCTTTTGCAGAAGGCTCTTGGTAGACAGGTTGATTCTGTGGTTGCCCGTAAACAGGATTAGTAAGACCTTGTTCGCGTTGAAGCTCTTCAAAATTTTGTTCTTGAATAGCCTGCTGGCTTTCTTCCCAAGCTTTATATTGAACCTTGTAGTCTTCAAGGTCCTGCTTGTATTTATTCAGAGATGCTCGATCAGCTTCTGCCTGTGCAAGTAATTGCTGGGCATCTGCCATCTTCTCTGCATCGCCTGACTCATAAGCAACTTTTAATGCATGCTTTGCGGCTTGAGCCTGAGTATCTACTCGATTTTCAAACTCATTTTTGTAGCCTTCCTGAATCCTAATATTTTCATGAGAGGAAGATGTTTGGGATTCAAGCAGCTGATTAGATAGCTGTTGGTTTTGGTCATGCAGTTCTTTTACATATTGAAGAGCTTGTAACTCTCTTCGTTGAAACTCTTTTGCTTGAGCAACTGCTTTATTGATCCTGTCCTGACTTGTCCTTGTCCTTCTCTCTACCTCAGATACTTCTTCATCTTCTGGTACAGGTTTGGGTTCAAAGTCTTCTTGAACAACGTCCTCTGTAATCGGATCAACATCTTCAATGTCACTATCATCAAGATCAATGATTGCAACATCCTCAGATACTTCTTCTTCAACTCTTCTGTGTTCTGGCAATGATGCTTTCTCAATGTTTTCATCATTAAGATTAGCTAATGCCTCAGTCAATGTTTCTTCAGCCATGGGTCACCTATGCAGATTTAATATCGTCTGGATTGAGTATTACGCCAATCACTTCATCGTCATTGATGATTCTGACTTCGTGATCGTCTTCTAATGCAAATCGAGCCCCTGCGTACCTTCCAATCAGTACCCAGTCGCCTTTCTTACACCATGGTTGGCCACCAAACTTTGCATCGTCTTGGTAAGCTAATGGCCCAACCTTTAACACGTAACATACTGATGTGGCTAAGTTTTCTTTATCCATAGTGGAATCAAGAAGGTGTATGCCACCATCTGTAACGCCTCTACCCTTGTATGGTAAGACCAAAAGTCTCCACCCAGACGGGTCAGGCATTCGCTCAATTAAAGATTTATCTAACACGGTGGGGTCCAAGACCCGTTCTTCTTCGCTAATGTATGCATCCATTACGGATGGTTTTGCGACGGTGTCCAATTGTGGCTCACTCATCGATGTCATCTCCTTGTATATGCAACGCTTCCTTCAAATCCTGTCGTAGGGCGCGAAGCATTGATAATTCGCCCATGACAAACTTGTAGTCCTCCATGTTTTTTATATTGCCAGAGGTTACATAATCAACATGACCTTCCTCATATTGATTTAATTTTTTATAGATATAAGACGCGAGAGCGACTGAGTCCATAGGCTATACAGAATACCCTGTAGGCCCAGAACTAGGCAGTCTGTCAAAAATACTAGATGGCGGTCTCTT